GTCCGCTCCGTAATCGCGGCCCGTGGTCGTCGCGTCGGCGTCGCGGCCTGCCGCCAGGGACCTGATGACGTTCCACGCGCCCGTGTTGTACGCGGCAGCGATTGCGCGCGGGTCACGGATCGAGTTGGCGGCGAGCGTCGCGCGTTTATCCGAGAGGATGCTTGCGCCGAGGGTGATGGACTCTTGCACCTGGGCGGGCGTCCACTGCGCGCAGAATACTGGATCGGTGCCAATATCCACCTGCATGATCCCGTAGCCGTGCCACACGCCGTTTCGAAAGTCGCCCTTGATGTTCGTGAGGTTGGTTTCACGGCTCCCAATCGCGAGCAGCATCGGCGGCGGGAATCCGTACTTTTGGGCAGCCTGCATAAACCACGGCAGCCAGCCGTTTTTCACGACGGCGTTAAGCTGCTCTACCAACTGGCCGGGCGTGATGTTCACGTTTTCGCTGGCACCGTCGCAATTGCGCCGGTCGGGTTCGAGGCGACGACGGCGAGCTGCACGACTGTGTTGAGCAGCGACGTGGCGGCGGCGGGCGCGTTGTTCTTGGCCAGAATCGTCGTTGCCAGATTGAGGAGCGTGTTGCCCACGGCTGCCGGATCGGCCGAGATCGTCGCGACCGTAGGCACGACGTATTTGGTGGCGATGGCGTTTATCTCGGTCAACGTCCGATTCGGCGCTAGCGCGTTGATCTCGCCCACGATGGTCATCGCGGCGGGTAGAAGGGCGGCGATCTTCTTCTCGACCGCTTCGGCGGCCGGCGTCTTAAACCAGCCTTCAACGTCGGAAAAGAGTGTTCCTAGCCAATTGCTCATGCGGGTTTAGCCTCGCCTTCAGTATCTGCCTGTCCCAACGCTTTGACTATCTGGTCGTGGATCATTCCCTCGGGGATTAGCCAGGGCTTGTGAACGATCTGGACGGTCAGGACCGACGTGTCGGGCGCGTAGGACGCCGTGACGCCGACGCCGTGACCTTCGACGCCGTATTCGTTCGGCGTAACGGTGGTGATGGCGTCGTGGTCTGCCTTCAGTTCCGCCAGCAGCGCGGCGATCTGGGCGGGAGTGACGTTGGGAATCGTGATGGGGGGTGTCATATTAGTGGGACCAGCTTTTTGCGTTCTTCGCGAATTGGGCTTCTTTGCGGGTGGATGAACTGGCGCTGTTGAGCGCGGCCTGTAGTTTTCCGGCGGGGATCTTATCGCCGGCGGGAACGCCGAGCTTGGCGTGGAGCTTACCTTTGTTGGCGGGCTTGATTTTAATCACGCCTACTCTTTCGACGGCCCATTAGGCGTCGGACTGAACGAGCGGCTGGTGCCCTGCACCGAGATCGTGAGCGCGTCCACGTCGGGCTTCGCAAGGTAGTTGCCGAGCGATTTGAGCGTCAGCGTACACGCTTCGAGGAACTTCTCGACGCCGAGCTTGCGCTTGGCGCGTGGGATGTCTACCTCGTTCTGGAACTTGCACGGCGAGATGTGGAGCGTGTAGCGCGCTCCCTTCACGACGTATTCCTTGTTCGGGTCGGCTCCGACGCAGAGTTCTTTGAGCTGCGCCTGGAGCTTGTTGTAAAGGCGTTCGTGCGGCGCAAAGGCGTCGCGCAGCTTCACGACATCGCCGTAATCGTCGACCAGGCGCGGTTCGATCTCGATCAGTTTGGGTTCCATGAACACTGATTCGACGCGATGAACGTAGCCGAGACGGCAGCCGTCGACGCACGCGCAAATAGGAAACGTACAGACCACTTAGCCCAAGGCTAGTTCATCGAGAGCGTGATGGTGATCTCGATGCCTTGGTGCCAGAAGATGTAGCGCCGGAGGTTCATCAGAATCGGGATCCGCCGAAAAGGAAGAACAGCAAGAGGAGCAACAGAACGACGCCGAAGATTCCGCCGCCGCCGCCGATGCCCCAACGCGAATAGCCGTAGTAGCCGCCGCCGCAGCCGAAGACGAGGAGCAGAACGATGATGAGGAGTAGCATGAATGGTGATTCGACGCCGTTCAGACTGAACCGAGTAGGAATTGGCCGCATTATCGTCGTACCCTCACGTTCGTCCCGCGCGAATCGCCTGGGTGCCCGCCGCCGTACTTCTGCACTTCCGGAGCCTTGATGGGCTCTCGCGCCACAGGCCGCGGCATTCGCATGATAACCACAATCGCGAGCGCGAGCGCGATCACGCAGTCGTCGTGGCACCCGCGTTGCGCTTGCGCCTTCCCGTCCGGGAAGATGACGAACGTGAGCAGTTCCTGCACCGTCACCGCGTCGCGCAGCGTAATCGAGCCCTGCCGGATCGCTTCATCGAGGTAGCCGATCAAAAGCGGCCGGGAAACGCCCGACGTGTCCCAGCCGATGCGGTCGCCGCGGACCTGGGGATCCTGGTCGGGCGTGACGGAGCGGTGATAAAGCAGTCCGGACGGATAGCCCGCGCTCAGCATCGCCTCCAGCATCGAGACGCCGCCGCCGCCCGGATTCCGTTCGCCGCAACATTGCGCCATGTTGTACCACTGGCAGAAGCGGGCCACGTACCTGCCCGTTTCCCCAGGCATCATACGAGCCCGTAAGACGGCGACTTGCTCGCCGGTGTCGCGGTCGCACATCTGCGCAACCGAGTAATCGGGATCGCTTTGGCCGCCGCCAGGTCCCACGTCGCCCACGTCGAGGCCCTGCGCGCAATCGGCGCCCGCCGCGTAGAGTCGCCCGCGCTCCGGCATCTTCCAGATGCGCAGCGCGCCGTGTTCGCTGGGCAGGAAGACGAGACGCTTCTCGACTCCGATGGGATCTTCCACCAGCTCGCCCACGAGCGGCGTGCGTTGGATCGGAGCACGCTGGATATGCGGAACGCTGAAACGATTGCGTGACGAGGCGGTAAAGGCGTCCTCGGGGGTAGCTGGATGCTCGCGGCGGAAGCGCACGACGTCGCCAGCGAAGTCGTTGGCAATCGTCCAACGCCGCCACGCGAGTTGGTGGAAGTCGAGCCGGAACTGGTCGCGAAGGTCGCGTTCTTCCTTCGAGAGCGAGTTACTGAACTTCTCGATGTCCCAAACCTGCATGCGGTTCGAGGGATGTTCCCACCAGCCAAGGAACAGGCCAAGCCACTCGGACGCGCTGGCGGGGTCCATCGCCTCCTGCCACATCTTGTGGAAGGTGTCGCCTATCGTTTTCGCCGTGCCTTCGATCACCGCCGTCGTGTCGGGCGTCTTCGGGACGGCGCTCATCACCGACGCCAGTAGGTCCGCTGGCTTGGCGTAATACGGGAACTCGCTGAAGTGGACGTTGGTGAGGCGATACGAACGCCCGAAGTTGATCGAGCCGGCCGTCTTGATCTGAATAAACGACGATTCGGGATCGCCCGCGTATTCGAAGTCGATCCTCTCGGCGCTCGGCCCTTCGCTCGGACCCATGCGGATTAGCCCCGCAAAGGGCCTGTAGCGCTCGTAGAAGCGTTTGTAGATCTTGAAGATGTTCTCGGTCGACACTTCGTCGTGGGCGATCACAGCCGTGTGTACGCCCGCGGAAAAGGCCGTCTGCTGGAAGAAGTGCGCCGCCGTGCCCGTCGTCGCCTGGATGCGGCGGGATTTGAGGTAGATCAGGCGAACGGGCACGCCCTTGGCGCGTTGGCGCTTGATGGCGTCGTTCAGACGGATTTGACCAGGCCCGAGCTCCATCGGCACGAGAACGCCGCCTTCGGTTTCGACTACGAGCGACGAACGGCAGAACGACGCATGGTCGCGGAACTCGCGGTAAACGAGGTCCAACTCGGCGGGCGTGCGGCTCTCGACGCTGCTCATTCGCCCCGCACCGCGATCCCGACGTTCGCCCTCGCTTGTTGCAGCACGCCGCGCGTCCACGTCAGCGAGCGTCCCATCGCGTGCGCCGTCACGCTCAGCGAATCGCCCGCCAGGTGCCCACGTAGAACCCGCCGCTCGGCTGCGGGCAACGCCGTGATCGCGTCTTGCAGGATCTGGTGGATCTCCTCCCGTTCGGCCATCTCATCCTGAAGCGGCAACGTGCTCGTATCGAGCGACGGCGGGAGCCAGCCGTCGTGCGCCTCGGCAATTCCCTGCAGCGATAGATGGCCCGCCTCGCGGAACGTGCGGCGCTTCTGCGAGTCGATCATCTCGCCGCGAATACGCCAGTAAGCGTAGGCCGGGAACGGCCCGCGCCGCGGATCGTACGTGTTCGCCGCCGAGACGAGGCCCAGGTAGCCCGACTGTTCCAGGTCCTCGATGAGGATGTGATGCGTGAACAGATGCACCACGCGCCGCGCGATCCGCTGGACTTCCGGCATGCGCTCCTCGATGGCCTTGGCGCGTTGCCAACGCCGCCATGCGCCCAGGCGGCCGCCGTTTTCGCCCCAGACCGTAAGCCAAGCGGCCCGATGTCGTTGATTCCAATCACGCGCTTCGAGGACGTAGGCGTCCCAGAGGTTAGTCTGCAAGCTCAGGAACCCTCCTGCGATGAATTTGGATGAACTCTTCCCAGAGCACTTGGCCCAGATGCTCGCCGCCGTGGTCGACGACGGGCGCCGCCGTTACGCCTGCGCGGTTCAGGATCTCGCGGCAGGCGACGATGGCGTCCTTCGGTTCGGTGAGCTTCGATTTGGCGATGGCGATCAGACGAGCGGCGACGGGATCGCACGCCATCAGGAGCCGTTGACGCGCGGCGGCGATACATTGAGGAGCGCTGCCGCCGTGAACGCGGCACACGCGGCCTCCGGCCATCGCTGGGGCTTTACAAGGGTTTCCTCGGGACGTTTTAGCTGTGCATACCACGCGTTACCCCGCTGCCCGAATGGCTTGATGGGTGACGCTGCTTCATGGGTCTGAAAAGAGGCACGCCTGTACTTCGACGGCAAACGCGGCTCGGAAGCGCGGTGGAATGACCCACAACGGATACGGCGCCCATTCGATCTCGGCTGAAATCCATAACTGCCCGTAGCGTCTCGCGCGATTCCGTCGCCAGATGGCCAGACGATGCGCGGCGTCATGCCTATTGTGACAGGTCATACAGAGCAAAGCCACGCGGCTGGTGCGCTGGTCGTGATCGAGATGGGCAAGGTTGAGGTACTTCGGCACCACGGCGCGGCAGCGCGAACAGACGGCGCCGTGCGCCGCGATCAGTTCGGCGCGGTACCGCCGCCATTCCGGCCCGTAGAATTTACGGAGTTCCTTGGCTATCGGCATCGGTAACAAACCGGGGTGCGTGTATCAGATCGCGCTCGGCCAGCCATGCAATTGTCCTTCGAAAATCGCCCTCATCGTCAGGCGGCTCAAAGCTCATCACGTCTAACGGGGAGCAGGCTAGGCCCATCGTGGCGGCCGCCGTGAGCACAACATGAGCGATGCCTTCGCGAAGCGACCGGAAGGCGTCTGTTTGCTCTTTAGGGAAGATAGCGAACCACGAGTCGTGATCGGAATACCGAAACCGGAAACGCATTCCAATCAGACCAGTGGAGCGGTTTTGGACGATAAAAGCCCGCAAAAACGCTTCTCCGGCGCGACTGGACAACTCATCACCTACGTGATCGGCCAACACCACCAGCGCCAGTAACCTCTCTTCGTTGGCGTGCCACCCGGCGCGCTCGGGCGTGTTCACGACGGCTCTCCCGCGCAAACCACGGTGATGCCGTGCTCCAACCAAACCAGATGCCGCGCAAACCAGCGCCGGCCGCCGAAGGCCGACGTCAACACGACCTCGTAGGAGCCGCAGAGGTAGCAAAGCTCGCGTGGTTCATTTGATGGTGGTGGTGCCTTTTTCATTTTCGAGCGCGTCCACGCGGATCTTCAACGCCTTGAGCTGCGCGACAAGTTCGACGCCCAGCCGGTCGTAGACCGCGACGGCGGCCTCGGCCTTCTCCAGGCGTACGGCGAGTGCATCCCAGAACTTGCGATCAATGCCGTTCTTCGCCTCGATTTCGAGGATGCGCTCGTTGACTTCCTCGGCGTTCACGGCGTTTCCTCCGGTGGCTTGTACGTGAAGCACGGCTTCGGGGGCTCCTCGATTGGCTTCCGACATCTCAAAATGCCACTGTCGTTCGGCGGCCAATCCTCCGGGATCTTGTACGGCGTCCAATCGGGATTGCCTTCGTTCAGTTCGTTCGCAAGCGCGAGCGCGCGGTAAAGCGCTGGGTTACCGAAGTGTTGTTGGACCCCACCGGCGTGGAATCCGAGCGCAACCATCAGCCGCTCGTAGGTCGCGCGCGAAATGTCGAGCGTGACGCGCTCGGGCGTGAAGACGTTCATCGCTTCCCGCTTTCGAGCGCGGGGAACTTCTGCCCTTTGAAGTGCTCCCATGCGGTAATACCTCCAGGCGACTCTTGTGTGTACGGCAAAAACACCTGCGCGAACTCGACCATATCGAGCTGAACCATCGCGAGCTGGACCTTAATCCACGCCAGCAATTGCCGCCATGCGATACGCTCGGCCGCCGCGTGAAGAGCCGCCGTCTGCGTCCCGTTGAGAAAACGCGGTTTCTTCTTTCGCAGAACTTCGTAAACGGGGCCAACGCGAACGGGAAGCGCATAATAAACCACGGTGCCGTAGATTGCCATCGACCAGGAAAGCCCTGAAGGCTTTCCGCCTTGGTAAGTCGTGTTGATCGAATTCGCGCCGAACTGCACCAGCAGCGCGACGATATCGCCCACGGTCTTTCCGACCGAAACTTCGGTAGTCTCCAGATAGAGAGTACTCATGGCTCGATGACCTCCAACTCTTCGCGTACGCTGAAGCGGCAAAGCGTGATCTTGTTGCCCGACTCACGCGCCATCTGCCGCGCGATCTCGCGCAGCGAATCGACGCGCGCTTTGTCGGCGCAGACCAGCGGCAGCATCACGCTGCCGTCGAAGAACGCCGGCACGCCCTCGCCGTCCGCGTCGGAGGCGACGAAGACGAACAGCTCGTCGATGCGTTTGAGGGTTTTCGGGTGGTTGAGATTGAGGTTTGTGGCGACAGTCATAGCTAAAGCAACTCCAGGTCCTTCCGCCGGTACTTCCGGCTCAGCCGCGCGATGCGGCCGGCGCGCGCCAAGCCGCGAATCGTGTCGGCGCTTAGTCCCGTGATCTTCAGCGCCTCTTCGAGCGAGACGTAGATGGCGGTGTTGGGCGCGTAGCGCTCGTTCAGCGCCTCGGCCACGCCCGCGATCCGCGCTAGCGCCGCGGCGAGTCCCTCGAAGTTGGACGCAGTTGACGCCCTGTCCAGGTTGTCCGTCACCGTCAGCGCGCGTTCGCCGCCCTCGCTCTTTTCAACGAAGGCCGCGACCTCGAAGACTTTCGCGGCCTTCTGGCGCTCCCGCTCGATGTCGCCGGGGTGGAAGATCGTGATCGAGCGAATCCCCTCGGATTTGCGCAGCGCCTTCTGCACCCGCCCGCGTTCGACCAGGCGGTCGATATGCTTCTCGCTGGAATTGAGCGCGCGCGCCGCTTCCGCTTTCGTCAGCCAGTGCGCAGTTGACTGGCTCGATTGGCTTCCGACATCTGGGCATGCTCCTGTCGTTCGGCGGCCAATCCTGTCCGTCTTGTCCAATTGCTCTGATGTTGTTTCCGTTTCGTTCATTCTTAGACCTTTCAAATGAAGTTGACAGCCTGTCCAGGCTGTCTAAGTGTCGTACCTCGGATCGTCGCCCATCGCGGCGAGCTTTGCGCACGTCGGGAAGCCCGCGTCGTCGATCCGCTGGATCAGGCCGTCGATAAAGTACCTCGACGTGACGGCTGCTGACCCGGTGACACCGGGGTGACGCAGAGCGAGCTGCAAGGTGCCGATCAGCGCTATCGCGCTCCCCAGATCGAGCGACAACTCGAAAACCGCTCCGTGGCCGCGCTCCACTACTTCGCGCGCCGCCGCTTCGACGAGTTCGAATTGTTCCGCGGACGTCATGCTACATCTCCGGATTGGCCGCCGACATCTGGAGATGCCGTCTTGTTCGAATGCCAATCTCCGGACGGCGCGCTTTCCGTCTTCTCGACCTCTTCGGCATCGAGCTTCGAACGGAAGCCGCGAAACGAGATGACGGCAGCCGCAGCTACCTCGGGCGGTGCCTCCAGCGTATCGAAGAACTTATAGACCATCGCGTCGCACTCAGTGCGCGCGTACATCTTCTCGATGTCGCGGGCGATATTGCGCGCTTCGGCCATCGAGAGCTGCGCCGTCATTCCTTCGATGGACAGCCTGAGGTATGGCTCGCCGTTTCGTCTGGCGACGATTCCCTCGACTCCGACGTGTTGCTCAGGCATGCTGTTCCTCCGCTCTTGCGGCTTCTGACGGTTCTGAGCGCAGCTCCACGACGAGCAAGCGCCCGCACTTCTCGCACGTCGTCGTCGGCGCGTGCGAGCGGACCTCGACGCCGCATTCGCAGGGAATGATGTAGACGGATTGCGCGTTCATAGATTGGCCGCCGACATCTCAAAATGCTCGCTTGTTCGAATGCCAATCATGGGTGGTCCTCGCTCGGCGGCTGAACCATGAACGCGTGGCAAGCGCCGCAGTACCCTTGCTCGGCGTCATTCGGGTTGTGGGAGACACGCCCGCATTCCCGGCATTGAAACGTCGGCTCGATGGTCTGGCGGTAGGACCAGGCCGCGAGAACGTCCGTCGTGGTGGTGGACGGCAGCGAACCTTTCACCTGCATGAAATAGTCGGCCATCAGTTCATCGAGCGCGCGGTGCAGTTGCAGGTGGCGCGCGCGGTGTTCGTCGAAGGTCATGGCCGCTCCTTGCGCAGCGCAACGCGGCTCTTTCCTGTGTCCGCGGCCGCGTAGATCATCGTCGTGCTTTTGAACTCCTTCAGATTGTGGAGACGGCGACTCAGCGAGCGGCAGCGCACGAAGAAAACGCCCGCGAAGAACCAACCCACGGCGGTAAACGCGACCACGCCTAGCGACGGCATCACGCGACCTCGTTTGGCTTCCGACATCTGGAGATGCCACTGTCGTTCGGCGGCCAATCCTCACCAGAACGCGGTATCGCGTCGTCTGAGCGTTCTGGCGCTACGAGCGGCCGCGACGGCGTTTCCGACCGCACACCTAACGCCTCGGCGGTGATTTTCGTTAAATCGTGGTTCGTCATGGTTTGACCTCCACCAGAAGAACACCATACCGCGCCGCCGTCGCCAGCGCGACGACTTCGGCCTTCGAGTCCGCGAAACGTACGCGCTTGCCCAGGCGGTCCGAAACGACGTAGAACGGCGGAGAAGTGTGCCGCCGGCGGATCGCGGCGATGATTCCACGGCGCGCCTTCGGAAACTTCGGGAGATAGACGGCGAGACGCGCAAGCGCGAGTTCCGTGGCCGCGAACTCGCGACGGCCCCGCTTTGAGCAGCGCAGAAGGCCCTGCTCCTCCCAGTACTGTAACTGGCGCAACGTCGCGCCGGTCGCGGTCGCGAGTTCGCGCGTGGTGAGGGTTAGGGCGGGGAAGGGGCTCATTTGAGAATTACCTCCGTGATCTTCCCGTCGAGCTTTGCGGCGTTCTTAAAAAGTAGGACCGCCAGCGCTCTTGCGGCGTCGGGCGGAAGCGAAAGCCACGCGACCTCTTTGCCGAAATCGAACACGACAAGGTTTTTCGCGCGATCTATCGACAGCGCGACTCGCAGTTCGCCCTGGTCGTTCGGACGCGCCTTACCGTCCGGGAAACGTCCCGTCGCGCCGGCGAGCGGGTGGTGCGGACGTTCTTCGTCGCTCAT